GTACCAACGTTAGGTGTTACCAGAACTGGTGAGTTAGAGAACAGAATATTACCTGTTCCTGTTTCATCGATGACCGCGGCCGCAAGATTAGCAGAAGAAGGTGTTGCCAAGAAAGTTGCAACATTAGTACCAAGACCAGAGATACCAGTTGATACTGGAAGACCAGTAGCGTTAGTTAATATAGCATAAGAAGGTGTACCAATATTTGGCGTCAACAATACTGGGCTATCAGAGAATACTAAAGAACCAGAACCGGTTTCATCAGAAACTAGGGTTCTAATTTCAGCAGAGGTTGTTGAGGCAAACTGTGCTAATGAGTTCGCAGTAGTTGCAAACCCGGTTGCAGCGCCTGTCTGACCATTAACAGAAAGAACACCAGAGTTATTAATTGTAGGTGTGGCACCTTCGTTACCAAGACCGGAAATTGTAATACCAGTACCAGCAACCAAATTGCCAACATATGCACCAGTAGTATCTCTACCAAGTTCTACAGAATTAGGTTGAATACTTGCAGAGAATGAACCACCATCGGCAGTACCAATTGTAAATGTATTACCAGAAGCGGTAAATGTTGAAACACCTGCAACACTGACGTTAGCGGCAGAAGTAATTCTACCGAATGTATCAACAGTAATAACTGGAACTTGAGAAGCACCACCGTATGTGTTAGCTGTAACACCAGATGTGCTTAATGCAACATTACCTGTCGTTGCATTGTAGGTAATTGGACCACCGGCTGTAGCATCAATCGAATTGCGGGCTCTTGCTGTGGTGAAGTAAAGATTTACTCCCTCTGCAACATTGCCTGTTGTAAGAACACCAGAACTTGTAATACCAGATGCCAATTGAGCATTAGATACAGCACCTGTTGCACCACCAACCGAGGTAACACCACCGGTAATTGTAATAACTCCAGTAGTGTTATCATAAGAACCAGCACCTGCGACTGAAATTGCATCACGTGCACGTGTATTAGTAAAATAAAGGTTGGTACCTTCTGTTACTGTGGTTGTGGTTAATGAAGCTGATTGGAGAGCCCATGCAGAACCATTAAACACCCATGTTTTTCCCCCAAAGGAATAGGTATCATTTGTATTCGGGCTTGATGGGAAATTTAAAGTTGGACCGGACATTTTTTTCCTTGTGGTTGGAAATTATCGTTATTCGTTTATTTATAGTAACAGAGACCGTTAAAAACTATTAGTAGAAGGGTTGTAAAATACTTTACCCGTAACGGTGGTAGTTTTGGTAATGGTAGGTGTAGAATAATTAAATGTAAATACATCACCTCCCCCAATTTCTCCAAATTGCAATCTTATAGGGTAATATAACCCTGCAGCCATAGAAAAAGAAGCACTTACCTCAACTGGACCATGCGCGCCTCCGTTGTTAATATTGGAGTTGGCTGCTGTAAATCCAGATAAAGCATTAGCTCCAATCCACATATACGAGCCATCATCACTGGTTAAAAAGAATGTATGTGTTTCAGTAGTTGTAGGTTTAAAATAACCTAACCATTGACAACTAAAATTAGAACCATCATCAGAACTTGGTTCACTTATAGTAGTTGTTTGAACAGAGGTTGCCGGGTTAGCACCATAGGTAGTAGGGGTTGCAGTTGCAAAAAAGGCAGGGTTCTCATTATGATATCCTGCATATGTAGTCTTGAAAAGACCTGCACTGTAGCTGGTAGTTGCAAGTCTATGATTTAACATCATATTCATATTACCAGACATTATGTAACTCCTGAGCCGTTAATAAACCATGTATTCGTAGCTACTTTTATTAATGTTGCCATCCCATAAGCACTGATTGTTCTAGAGGCAGATGTACTATTTCCAGCAAGATAAAGTGTGACCCCGCTGAATGGGTTTACAGTTATACTACCCGAACCCTGCAGGATAATACTAACAGTAGTACCCACTGAAAATGCAACGTTAGCGTTGGTAGGAATTGTAATGACCTGTGTAGCAGTATTTTGGCTGTAAATATGCTTACCTGAATCTACTGTAGCTAAAGTATAACTTGTACTTTGAGCATTTTGAGGAATTTCTAAATAACCTACCGTAAAACCATTTGCTGTTATTGTGTTACGAACAGTTAAAGCGCCAGTGTCAGTCAAAGTAAGTATATCTAACAGATAGGCGCTGTTAATAACTTCTAATCCCCCAGAGCTATTAAGTCGAATATACTTGTTTGGATTTGTAGAGCCACCCGAAGTATTTGTTAATTTTATAACATCAGCGTACCCAGTACCTCCAAATGTATTACCAGCACTTAAATTGTAAAGTGCTGTATTTGTCGGGGAACCTGTAATGGATGATGTGATAAAACCACTTGACGTTATATTACCATTAAATACTGCATTACCTGTCACTGTAATATTACTTAATGATGTATTTGTAACAGCAGAAGTTGCTCTTGCATTAGTAAAATATAAATTTGTTACTTCTGCAACGTTAGCTGTTTTTAAATCAGCAACGTTGGCTTTTAATGCAACGTTAGCGTTTGTTGCATAACCTAATAATATAACGTTAGAGTCACCATAGGAACTGGCGCCCCCAGTAGAAGCTACCGATGCTCCAGTTTCAACCCATTGGAATGTATCTCCATCACTAAAAAATAAGTATTCGGTAGCAGTTTCAGACTGTATCCACACATCCCCTATATTAGGATTAATTGGTGCAGAAGTAGATACAGTTACATTTGCGGCATTAATTGATAAAATGCCGGTTGCAGAATCATATGAACCTTTACCGTTTACATTACCACTTGCGACCGATATGGATGCTCGTGCCCTTGCGTTGGTAAAATAAAGATTAGTTAATTCAGAAATATTAGCAGTAGTTAATAACCCAGATGAGGTTATCCCAGAAGCCAACTGAATGTTTGAGACGTTACCCGCTACCCCGGCAACTGTGTATGATGCAGCTACATTGGCCGCTTCAAAAGCAAGTGATGCAATGTTACCAGCAAACCCTGAACTGATTGTAATAACATTACCAGTAGTATCTTTGGTATATAATATTCTATCAGCTAAGTTAAATACTGGTTCTCCAACCAAAACATTAGCGGCCCCTGGGACAGAGCCAGGGGTAATAGATCGTTTTAGTTGAATATCTGTTGCCATTATTTACCAGACAAAGAAGATAACTCAGCTTTAAGTCTTCTTATTTCTTGTAGAAGTGTTTCGTTTTGATCACGTACAAATTTTGTACTGCTATCAATATTGGCGCTTGATAATGCTAGTTGTTGTTTAAGTATGTTATTTTCTTCTTCAACGGTTCTAAGCTGTTCTTGTATAACGGAATAAGTATTAATTTCGTTCGCACTGATACCCTGACCAGACACTCTTTCAAGATAACTCTTATATGCGTCTCTCTCCTCAATGGCCATTTGAAGTTGAGACTCAAGTACGATGACTTGAGCCTGAAACGAATTTAATTTTTGATTTGTCTTATCAATTATTACATTAAAAAACTTACTCTGATCTTCCATAACCACCCCATAAAAATAACGTTATTGTATATTTATAGGGGTAATTTAATAAGTTCCTCCGTCGATACCACCATATACTGGGGTACCATCAGAACCTGCTTGTAGTACTTGACCGTGCGTTCCAGCTGCAGTTACACTTAATGCACCTGTAGCATTACCAAATAAAATACCGTTAGTAGTAAATGTACCGCGACCTGTACCTCCATCACCAACAGCAATGTTAGCAGTCAGTCCAGAAACTGTACCCCCAGTCAAACTAGACACCAATGTGGCAACAGTGTAGTCAGCAACAGTGACAATGTTACCTGTTGGGTTAGTAGTTAGGTCGTTAAATAATTTAAATTTACCTGAGTCAGAAGCATCTCTAAACAAGCCAGCAAACTTGGTGCCTGAATTAACGTACTCACCAAAGAAACCAATGTCTAAGGAATCTGAAGGATTAGCATTTCCGAACTTAACCAGAGGGTCTTCAACAGTTAAGGTTGCAGTATTTAAAGTAGTTGCATTACCAAGTACAATTAAATCACCGTTAACAGTCAATGTGTTACCAATTGTAACATCATTTGGCAAACCAATTGTAATTGCTGCGTTAGAGCTACTAACTTCGATTTCGTTAGCAGTACCTGTTAGACTTGTAACACCAGTGTTAAATATAGAAATGGTATTATCAGAAACAACTGTATTAATACCGGTGCTTCCAGTAATTCTTAAAGTATCACCACCACTTAAAGTATCTGGGGTTCCAGAATTACCAGCTAATGTAAAAGATGTGGAAACAGCTACGTTAGAAGCTGATGTAACTCTACCGAAAGTATCAACTGTAAGTACAGGTATGTTAGTTGTACCACCATATGTTGAAGCAGATACACCTGATGTTGCTAGAGCAACAGTAATGTTAGAAGACTCACCTGCTTGACCGGATAATGTGACCCCGGTGCCAGCTGTTAAATTAGCAACATAATCACCAACAGTATCTGTACCTAGTACGACGGAATTACTAATGACGTTGGCAACAATAGTAACATCTTGGGTACCATCGAATAATACGTTGCCTTCAAGATCCCCACTAAGGTTGATACGTCTTGCTGTAGATAGGCTTTGTGCAGATGTAGCTACAATATTACCAACAAAAGAGTTGGCGGTAATAGTATTGGCAGAAAAATTACCTAAAGAATCACGAGCAACTAAGGTGCTTACAGTATTGGCGCTGGTTGCAGCATCTACCTTAGTTGTATAGTATCTACCACCAATGGTATGAATTACTTCCCCGCCCCCGGAGTCTTGTACTTCAATGTACAGTTTGGCGTTAGCACCATTGTTACTCTTGTCGTAGGAATAGGCTAATTCGCCTTCCAGCAGATCTGTAGTAGTTGCTGCTGTTACGTTGGGGGAGCGCTTAATTTGAATTGTGGTTGCCATTGTGGTTCCTTGTTATTATTTTTTTAGTAAATTCCACCGTCCACCGCAGCAACCCCAGCCGTTATAGGCTGTGCTACCCACTTACTTGTGGTTGTATCATAAATTAAAGTATACCCATCTTGTAAATCGGTGGTAACAACATTACTTAATGATTGTAAAGTACCACCTGTTGATTTGTTAACCGTTATACTACCGGTTGCTCCTGCTCCTTGGGCAACAGAAATACCGGTATTAGTATTTTTTCTGACTGTAATGGCCATTTATTTCGTAGCCTCAGGGTAAATGGTTACTATTCCCTCTACAATCCTCTCCACCGTTAGAGTATTAGATACTAACTCCACATCATAAACATATCTACCTGCCTTAAGAGCGCTGGTTTGTGTAGAAGTAAGATCTAGAGAGATTGTTCCGTCTGCAGGGCTGGCAACATTTGCTGTAAATGAGGTATTAGCAGTCGTATAGTACGACCTTCTCATCTGAGAACGTACTGTATAGTTGGTTAAATTCCTAGCCGAACCGGTATCATCAGTCACAGTTATAGTAACACTAAACGTTGTACCTTGATCGATAGCTAGATTGGAGACGGTTGCCATTTTATTCCTCAATATTTATCGTATATTTATAAAAAAAGGGCCCTAAGGCCCTTTGCAAATGTTTAATATTATAGACTATCTAATAATAGCCGTAGATGTTTCTTTATCTATTGTCATTACCCCTTGACATGTAATATTATAGTCAGACCCGTTAGAATCTTTTTCACTTTTAACAGGTACAGAAATATCTATATTTTTAAAAAGATATTCTTTTTTACCTTCAAACACACGCCACACATGATCTAATGTTCCTCTACCGGCTTGACCTCTAGATTTATTAAATCGAATGTGATAGGTATTCATATTACTTCGGCAGCAGGGGGTATATCACAAGCGTTACTAGCTGCAGGTGCAGGTATTACAGTTAAATTAAAATGTACAAACTTAATGGGTTTGTCTGCTGCATGACGAGAAAAAGAATGTGGTAACCAGGAATTAGCAAAAATCATTAAACCTGGTTTAGGAGTAAAATTAATCATTTTACTGGCAGGGGTTGCTGCATTAATATCTTTTTGAGGAAGATCGATCTGAACCTTAGCCGATCTAGGGTCATGGAATACTGCTAGTGAACCATCTTCTGGTGCCTCAAGAAAGTAAAAACCTACAATCTGCGAACCAAATCCGTGAACATGGGTATCCATTGACGAATGCTTATGATGTTCTTGGGTCCACATTTCTGTAAACGACATCGCCATATCCTGCATATCATAGCCTTGTTCATTAAGAATATTCCATGCAGTTATGCCAATAAATTCAGAAAATTCTGTCATACGGGGATCACTATAGAAGTTATCTGTCATATAGACAGGGTACATTTCGTTAAGGTCCTCCTTTTTTCGAAAAACTTCTAAATTTTCCTCTGATACTGTATTGACAGCTTCTAGAAAATCTGGGCGCTCAATCAGGTAAATAGAACATGGAAAATGATGAGCAACCTGCAATTGCGAGCCTGGAGCTGCCTCAGTAACCAATTCTTTAGTCTTACGAGCCGGTTTATTAGATATTTTTTTAGGCAGAGTTTTGATCATAGTATATTTGCTAGAAGTGTATATAATTATATATACAAACTAAATTTAAAACCACTGTTGAGAGGTTAATCTAGATTAACTAGGTGTTATTTCAATCCATTGCCATGCGATAAAGTCAAATTTATATTGGCCTTCCGGCTTTACAGGAGCATCTTTCCAGTTGTTGTCTAAACCACACCAGAAAGTAAAGATACCTGCATCTAATTTAACTTGATCAGGTTCTGGGCGTGGTATTGGAGGAACCATTGCACAAGTAGCTTCATCCAGAGTCCATGCTGACCAATTTTCCGCTTGTGGATGAACACTAATACGATTTCTAGCAGCTTGTTGCTTGGCTGCTTTTTCTTCTGCAGTCATATCGCGCTTATGCCACACATCTGTCCATACCCCATTTACCTTTTCGTAGGTAGGCTCTTCTGCTGCCATTAATTCATAGACACCCAATGCTGGTATCTCGACCCGGGTAAAAGCCTCCCAGTGGGTAGGTATTGTACCAAATGCTTGAATGAGATTTTCCTCAAGTGCAGGGTGATTTTTTGTTACCCCGTTTTCTATTTCAATATAAAGATTCATTTATAGATCTCCTGTATTGGTTGATGGAAACACCCTAGTATTTCCAGGCCAAATAATACGCACACCACCAGCAGCACCTGCACGTCCAGTGCCTGCACTTCCAGCGCCAAGACCTGCACCGCCGCCCGGAACTCCTCCGGTACCACCTAATCTACCACAACCGGATCCACCATTACCACCACCTGAACCACCTTGACCACCAACACCACCGGTACTTACGATAGTACCGCTTGCGCCCTGACCTAGTAAACCTGTACCCCCGCCACCACCACCACCCAATGTAGTTGTACCAGCAGCGCCGCCAGCACCGGCGCCGCCTGTGCCGCTAGTACCTGCGCCGGGGCCACTTGAACCTTGACCACCGGTACCACTGTAGCCTGCCGCTCCGCCGCCACCGGCTCCAGTGCTATTGCCAGAACAGCCATTACCTCCGCCAGCATTAAATGAAGCAGTTCCGTTTTGGGTGTAGTTAGGCCCATTATTGCCAAACGCTCTTAGTACACACTCATTTATAAATGAACTTGCTACTGCCGCTGTTGGACATTGACCTTTACCACCTGCAAGACCACCACGGCCAACTACAACTGCATACGAAGTACCCGGGGTAACAGCTTGATTGTTACGGTACGACAAACCTCCTCCGCCCCCACCTGCACCCCTAAATCCTGCGCACTCACAATAATCGCCCTTCCAACCCGCTCCGCCACCGCCACCAATAGCAACAGCGGAAACTGAAGTTACACCCGTTGGCGCAACCCATGTAAATGATCCTGCACTTGTGAAGGCTTGCTGTCCAGTTACTGCGGTTGTCGTAATACTATCGCTCGAAGCACTGGCAGAGCCTGTACCTGCAGAATTAGTAGCTGTAACAGTAAATGTATAGCTTGTTGAAGGAGCAAGACCGGACACAGTAATAGTTCCAGAGCCGGCTTGACTTAATGTACCAGTAATACCGCTTGGTGAAGATGTTGCGGTATATTGAGTAATTGTTGCTCCCCCGTTGCTTGCAGGTGCTGTAAAGGCAACAGTAGCTGTTGAAGAGCCTGTAGCTGTTGCTGCACCAATTGTTGGCGCTCCTGGAACTATTGCTGCTACAGCGCTTGTTGCATTTGAATTAGCAGAGACTGCAGCTACAACGTTAGTAGCAGTTACAACACATCGAATAGCACTACCGGCATCAGCATTTACTAATACGTATGTACTGGATGTAGCGCTGCCAATATTGGAACCTGCCCGCTGCCACTGGTATGTAAATGTAGGAGTTGGCGCACCTGTCCAAGTACCGTTGGTAGTACTTAAAGTTTGTCCAACTGTAGCAGTACCGGATACAACTGGCGCAACTGTGTTAATGGGGGCTGAGCTGTAGGTGCCCCCGGCAATCATTGATAATATTCCTGACATATTAGGTCAATCCTGTACCAGTAATAATCCAAGAGGTGGATGTTATTTTTAATGCATTTGCAAGACCGTATTGGGCAAGCGATCTATTTCCAGTAGTACCCTGACCTCCAAGATACATTGTATCTGAGGCTATAGCAATTGTTACTACCTGGGAGGTCATATTGGCAAATGCAATCACAGTACCAATTGGGTATGCAACCGATGCATTTGCCGCAATTGTAAATGTTCTTGCATTAGCATCAGATGCTGGGTGAAAAATAACTTTTCCGGCATCCGCTAAAACTGTGGTGTACGCAGCCGATTGGCTGTTTTGTGGTACGTTCAAAAAACCTACTGCATTTGTACCATCAACTGTGGTACTCGTACCCATTGTTATTGATGTTAAATTTCTTGAATCATCAATGACGGTTGTTCCGCCTACTTTAATTGCCATCTTCGTTCCTTATTATTGTTAACTCGGCTTTATATTTATGTTATACTACCAGATACTAGTGCAACAGTAGATGTAATAAACACTATGGTTGCAATCCCTCGGGTAGAAAGATCGAATGTATTTACATCGGTATCAAATCCGCTCTTATAAACAGTGGTAATTGCTTGTACGTTACAGGTAATTGTGCTAGAGGTATTGTTAAATATTGAAAACGCATCACCAGCAGCAAAAACACCTGCTGTAAGAGAAATATTTCCCCCTGATCCTAGAATAAGTATTTTTCCTGCATCACTTGCGACAGGATTATATATAGATGTTATACTGCTAGAAGCCGGTATATTTTTGTACCCGATAGGATTCGTACCGTCTGCAGTACATGAAATAAGATTACCAGAAGCTGGAACCCCGAGTGCAGGGGCTACTAAAGTAACATTACTTAAAGTACCAGAAGCATTTGTTAAATTTAAGTATGAAGGGGTACCAACGTTAGGTGTAACTAAAGTAAGATTAGTTACTGTTCCGGTTGCGTTAGTTAAAACAATAGCAGATGGGGTACCAAGAGCTGGGGTTGTTAGAGTAGGGCTGGTTAAGGTCTTATTAGTTAAAGTCTGGGTACCATCTAAAGTAACAGCTGTACCCCCGCTACCCCCTATCGTTGCAAATACATCCCAAGTATTACCTGAGTATACCATTTGTACACTGGCACCATCAATATCCAATACTAAATCTTCTGCTGCATTTTCAATAGTTGAACCATTTCTGGCAACTGTTACAGCGTTAGCACCAAAGACTCCAAATGAATCTGCTATCACCACTTGATTGCCTACTACAGGTGAAGCAGGAAGGGTGATAGTGAATGCACCAGGAGCAGTATTAGCAAGAACACCTTCGTTATTATTAATAGTATAGTTTGCAGATTTAACCACATAAGACAAACCACTGGCTGGTAACGATGTACTTGCCCACACATTACCATTACTGGTTAATACATTACCACTGGAGCCAACTGCATATGTAATAGAGTTAATTGCAGACACCAGGTTAGCATTGGCTGTCGTACTTAAATTAGACAGAACTCCTAACGTAATATTAATGTTAGAAAAGTTATTGTCCACTTCCGAATTAGTCAGAGGCGTACCTTTTACAGTAGACCCTGGACTAGAGATCGAATTAGCGGTTCTTAAGAGTATCGTTGCCATGTAATTACCTTACAGTATTCTTTTGAATATTTATTGTTTATTTATCTGTCTTAGATTGACTGATTAAAATACGAAGCATATCTTTAAGCTCACCAAGTTCATTCTTCATATTAGACATTTCTTTTTCTAAGCTCTCAGTAGAATTAGCCGACTTTTGAGCTAATGTTCTCTGGTTAATATAGTTCTGTCTAGATACTTGATCTACCACTAATATAGCTTTAGAATTAGGATCCCTATACAGAGTAGGATGATCCTTTACTTTAAGTACTTGTTTATTAATCATTCTAGAGCAATAATTCTAAGATCTTTAACCTTTGGATAAGCGGCAATACTGGTAGATTTAAGCACTACTTTAATTACAAACGCATTAAATGAGGCTAAACTATCTACAAGTTTTTCTATATCAACAAACTGACTATCAACAGTATTTTTAATAGTAGGTAAAGACAATTGGGTATATTCTTTAGTATCAAAACTGATTGCTTCACTACCATTTTGCAATTTATAATATACCTCTACGTCTGCTCCTGCTGGCTTAGATACTGCAAACCGTACTAATAAACTAGTGGCAGGTGTTGCAAGTTCAATTTTCCTAGTTACATAATTTGCACGAGTACTACTTCCTGAAGCAGCCTCATCAGAAACATACATTGGTCTGTATACAATACTGGTTACATTACCTGAAGGATTGGCATTAGAGACTGGTATACTAAAAGATGCACCCTCATTAGATACTGCCGTCAACCGGAATGTACCGTTGTTTGTGACTGCACCAGAAGTGGTAATGGTAACAAAGGCCCCTGGTACCATGGTCTTTACGTTTGCTTTTTCTAACGCACCACCTATTGTTACATTACCCGTACCATTAAATGAAATAAGGGTATTAGCATCAGCAATAGTAACTAGGTCTGGACTTAAGTTATTTGCAGAAGAAGGAGAATTAATATCAGGAGTTATAAACAATGCACTTGAGAAAGGAAGATCAATTGTTGGGGATACAAAACCATCGCTGGTTTTTAATTCTAATCTGTAAACAAAACTTTCTGCTCCAGCCATTGAAATAGAAGCATTTTGACTATCTACTAATAATCTTTCGGTATTAAAGTAAATAGTATCTGGATTAAAAGATTCAAAACTACTGACCGTAAAAGATGTATCGGTAGTTTTTAATTTATGATTAACAGTTGTTCTTGGGGGTGTAGCGGTGCTAATTGCTGGATAGATAGCAGAAAATTTACGTGGTGTTGTAGCTGTAATGCCTCCTCCGCCAAATCTACCGCTTGTAATATTACCTGTTATATAAGAGTTAGCTGCAATTGTAACCGTATAACCATTAGCAACCACATTACTTACCGATAGATATGTGTTTGCTAGTAACAGTGTAGGTATGTTGCTAATAGATACTGTGTTACCTGATGTATTAGCTTCATATGCAAAATGTCCAGGTATACCATCGTACTTAACAACTGAACCACTTACAAACCCGTGGTTTTTATGATACACTCTTAAAATAGATTGACCATTAAACGCTTGAAAGGGATTATTTTCAAGCAAAGCCAGGGTAGGCTGTTTAAGAGAATTTTTAGAAATGATTAAATCAACTGTAGCTGCCTGCGAAGTAACGTTGGCCCGATATATTTTAAACTTTACATCGCGAGTCTGGTCTACTGTCCAATTAACTCCATTAGTAGACATGAGCATAACCCCTGAATAGGGTTGCTTAAAGATAGTAGAGCCTGTTGAATTATCTTCACCCCCTAGTTGTCCAACATATACCTTGTGTTTTTTGCTATCAGAGGATAAAGCAAAACAGTATTGTCCAGACTCTAAATTTATAGGTACAGGAAATGTAAAGCTAGTAGCTACGGCTGCGTTTGCAGACGTGTTAATATTATCTGAATCAACTACAACTATTGAGTTAGGTAGAATAGATGAACTGGGAATACCATTTTCAAGTTTTCTTACGGAAAGTTCCACAGGTAGTTTATCATGTTTTTCACTAAAAAACAAATCAATTTTAGTAAGAAGTAAGTTTCTGTCGACAAAAAAGGATTGAGCCAGAGTGTCTGAGTACCCGCTTACTCCTGTTCCACCATCTGCATTTAGACTAGGCATTTATATTCCTTAATATATTTTTTTATTAAATTAGTAATAATCATAACTACTTGCAACTCCATTAGCTGCTAAAACATCCCAAGCACCGTTTCCTGATGCCCCATTTTCAATAATACTTAAGGTAATAGCTGCAGCATAATTTGAGATCGCTGTCTGTATTCCCGCGTCAGTATTAGGGAAAGAACCGTTTGCAATTCCAACTTCCCAGAACGATAGCATATCGGCAGTAGGTGTGCCAGCATTAACAATTGATGCGACAGTTTCTTTCGTTGCTTCAAAAATAGGAACAACGGTTGTATTAAAATCAGCGCTTGTTACCGAGGCAACTCTTTCTGTAAAACTATTTCCACTACCATCAGTAGCAGAGAGAATATTTGTTGCAGTAAGATAATTATCTACAGAAAGACCGTTTGGTAATACGTAACCAGGAACTGCTAGTGCAGAAGTAGGGTTAAGTATGGCGATTGCAGGGCCGGAATGAAAGCTAAATTGAGTTCCTCCATCATTCGCTGCCAGTTCCCTATTAAAATCATACCCTTCAGGAGTAGTAACTGCTGCCTGTTGGATAACAGTAAGAGAACTTCCTCTTTCTGCAGCATATGCTGCAACTGCATCTCTGTACTGCTCAGCCCGGTCAGAAGAGAATGTACTAAAGTCAGCAGCTGCCCCATCATTATACAGGGAAGATACTATTAACCAATCTAAAGCTCTAACGGGCGGTTTAGGGGGTTCTGGTGGTGATTTATTATGGCTTAACAAGCCCTGACAAATATATGTATGTGCTTCATCAATAGTAATCTTAACAACTGGGCCAACTGTATGATCTTCAATACCGGTAATTACTTTACCAGACAATACATCTCCTACCTTTGCATCTTTTGCAATTAACCAAGAGGAAGTAATTTCATTATAAAATTTATGTTCATAACTACCAATAAACTCTGTATCGTTAAATATAATTTTAATTCTAGGTACTTCTGGAATTATATTACAATAGGTAACAGGGTAAGTATTCCAAATTATTGTATCTTCATGTTGGGTATAAACCAGATCACCTACATTTAAGTTTCCAGCTTCTTTCAAGGTACCATCTGCCATTAAAATTTTCATTTCAGGTGCGGGGCAGACCGGGGGTTGGTAAGGAGGATAAGGTGGTTGTGGACCAGGTCCCGGGTCGCCTCCTCCAGTATACACGTCCTCTACGTACACAGGAGCTGGAGTACTTGCTGGAGGTGGGGAAGATGTATCTACAAAAACTACCGGTGGAGAATATACCACCCTCGGTGGTTCAGTATAGGAAATTGTACCGCTTGCTGTATATATAGCGTCAGCAAAAGATTCTTTATCACTACCATCAGTTGGGGAGTCGGTAAGTCTAAATTTAACTGAACCAGCAGGTATTCTAAGACTGTTTATATCTAAGTTATAGTTAAACGTACCTGTAACTGTACCTTTGTCATCCGTAATTATGTCAGCACTGGTGGAAAAGTAATCCCCTGTAAATGTAACATTGGAGGTAGTATTGGCACTTTTACAGTAATCGGTAACATTATACTCATTAAAAAAGGCATACATTTTAGTATTAGGTTTAAGCTTTTTTGCTGTAAATCTAATCGATGCGCTACGTATGAATGGAAAGACTGCATTGGTAGAACTACCTGTAGTGCTAGCATCTGTAATTACCACACCACCTTGTACCGCCTTTGCAGCATCTTTGTTTGACGGTGTGTACCAAAACTGCTTCCAAGATCCCCATACTGAACCATAGGTTGCCTCACCTACAGAATCTGGAATAAAAGTATCGTAGGCACCAGTATCATCTCTGTATATCAATGGTTTATCTGATGTACTAAACCATGTATCACCTGGAGGGGAAAGAGTCATTGATCCTGTAAAAGTATAATTGTCATACGGGTTAATACTTTCGACTGAATCGGAAAAATCATTAACAATATATGGTAGATCTTCATACTGTAACATTACAGTATTATTCTTTACTACATATCCGTTATTAGTTCTATTTGCTGTAGTAGGGGTTTGTTCAACTAATTTAAAATTATCTTGAATAAATGCAGGTTTTAATTCCCCACTGTCAAAATCCATGGAGATGTTATAATCTAAATTGCGTACATCACCAATACCATGCCCTTTAAATGCTTCTACTACGAAACCATTTTTAAATCTATCTAATCCAAAACTATCTTTGACTGAAAATACCGCAGTATCTAATTCCAATAAAGACAAGGTAGTATAGTACTCAAGATTTTTAATTCGGTTTTCTAGTTTACCAATATCTTTCATAGTATATCGTTTTTGGTCTATAGCATAAAAGATTGAGTCTCTATTAATATTAAACCCGTAGGCAGGATGCTCTACTACAAATAGTGGCATAGCCTCAGCAGGTATTAAAGGCTCTACAGGCTCAAGACTTGATATACCTTCTTTATACGTTATCTTACCGTCACTGGTAATAAAGATTTTATCGGTTCTAGGTAAATAATAAGAATAGTCAGTTTGAAAATCATTCGCATAATCTAAGAATTCATTTCTTACTGCTCCGGTATTCTTAAAATTTACACCGTCGTTAGAAATTCTTGGTCTTAGATCAATAGAGTCTCTTAAAGAATAAACTATACCTTGATCTTTAAAGGTAGGTATGGTATCATAATCTGGGTATGACTCAGCACTAAAATAATCCCCTGTACCATGCGTAAAGAAATCATAATTAATCTTTATAGGACCTACTGGTGCAGGCTTACCGGGTTTCAATTTAACTTTAGATATACCATAATATGTAGAAGTTTGACCAGTTTCTAAGGTATAATTATCAGTAATATCAATTGAATTACTTTCTAGATAGGACGTCCCGAAAGCATTAGCCGACATTCTTACGTTTGATAGTTCATAAGCATCAGCAACACCAAGAGAAATAACGGTTGCTTGACAATCAGTTCTGGTAGTATAGGTGGCTGAAGTAGAGGTAGAGGTCTTAGCTTTTGCTGCAGGATCATTCTTAATGATAGTAGTATAAATCAATACGTCTTGATTAGTCAACCCGTAATCAGAAAGATCAATAGAAATGTTTCGGTTAGTGGGTGCGTCGGTAAAAGTAATTTCATCCGATTCAATTTTATAATATTTACCTGCATTACCGCCACTTACTACAACAGCAAAATAATCTTGATCTGTTCTTGAAGCAAATGTTGTTCCAACCGCTGTGGTTAATGCTACTATGTTTGCAGAAAGTGTACCATAAAATACTCTTCTTGTACGTAAAGTAATGTCACTAAGATCTTTAATAACACTATTTGGCATTGGGAAGATATATGATGCTTTATCATTATCAACCAAAACCGCTTCATCTCTTGTTGTATTAATTCCAAAAACATTAGATAGTGGGTAATTTCTATCTATAGTTAAAGCAGAATTAGTAGTTACTGCAGTAACTCGATATGAATTAGAAGTATCTGAATTAAATTTAATATAATCACCTACCTCAAGTTCAGAGGTAAATACAGAATTAAGGCCTACAACAGCTGTACTTCCATTTGTTAATGTTACAGTACCAGTAACAGAAGTATTTGTAGATGGTACAATGTTTGCAGTAAAAGCAGTCGAAACATAACCAGTATCTGAAACACTTGCATGGTATAGCTGTTTTACATCTCTTTCAAACGTATACCCGCTATTCATACTAATATCAAATAAGAAGGTATTGAAGGTAGAGGCAGCCAACATTGCGTTGCTTGAAGGAGATTCAAATCCCCTAACCTTTGCATTACCTACCAGCGTACCTGCAGGAGAGCCAGGCGTGGCGGTGTATTGGTCGTAAAGATTTATATCTATTAAGTTGGAAGTAAAATTAGGAATACCGAATGCATCTTTTACTTCTACATAATTACCAATAGGAGTTCTAACTACAGCATTGGTAACGTTAGCGGTATCCCGTGGCTTGCTAAAAGTAAAATATCGATTTGATTGAGTTTCGACTTCATATCCCTTTACATAACTTTTACCAGGAGTTAAAATAGCTATAGAAAGATTAGCGTTACCTTGCGCATTGCCCACATAACCTGTAAGGTCTGCAGAGGTAGCAGCATGCTCTATAAATTTAAGATTAAAAGGCTTTACCGTATAGTCACCTGATTCATCAAAAGTTCTTCTAGCCAACTCATCTGCTAAAATATTATAACCAGGTTTATCTACTAAATTAGTTTCTTTACCATTAACTACTCTTAATAATTCTATAAAATTATCTGAATCATTAGCACTAAATGATCTTTTATTAAGAGACAGTTCTATTTTATATCTGTCTGCACCTGGTGCAAAATAATTAAATGTACTAATAGCAGGATCTAAAAGTGTCTCATCATCCTCACTGTTAACAGCAGATTCTACTATTTCAAGCCCTACTCTATAATTAGAATTACTAAGATACTTGTCTAGAATAATAGTATTAGCAAATACTTTTACAAAATGATCTTTAACAAAATATACACCATCACTGATACTTGCACCAAGACATTTTCCGGTAGATGAAACAGTAGCGCTGTAAAGTGTACCGGTATCATTTGTAACAATATCTTCAGCCGCACTAAAGGCGCTAGCAGTTCTACTGGTACCAGAATCTAAATATTTAACAAAAATTGTAGGGGGGTCAATAGCTGTAGCAGGCTCGACCTTCATTACTATAGCTCTGATTCCAGAAGTCTGACCAATCATCTCTCTATTAAGATAATTAGTAACGTCGATATCCGTAGAATTGAATGTTGACAGTAGCTTTACAAAATTAAAGTTTTGATCAAATTTAACGTTACCTGGTATAACCATTGAACCAGGTTTAAATACATGGTTACCGAATCTAGAAACTTGATTTTGAAGTATAGTTTGAAGTTGGTTTAATTCTCTTGACTGAACAGCCACACCAGGTTTAAAAAGAATGCGGTGAAAGCCCTTACTCTCATTGTAGTCGTCATAGTACGGATCGGTGTTAAAATTAATCGCCATCTCTTACCTGTTATAATTTGATTACTGTTCTTAGTGTAACTAATTGTTGCTCGCTGTAGCTAACTGATGTTCTATTATCAATATACAGCAAGTCACCGCTAAATTTATTTATCGTGGGAGAAGTTGTCAGATCTGTTATAGCATAGTCTAGATCTGACGTCTCGTCAGTTAATACATCACCTGTAGTTAGATCATGATTATTTTTGTTTTGAATTAATATTTGATTACTTGCAGGTACTACTTCTACTACTTCAAAGTATCGCTTGGATGTACCAACTAGATGAGTTAATAAAGTATCTCGGGCAAGACCACTAACGGTATCAACTGTTACGAGAAAGCATGCACTACCAATAACATTGGCAAATGCTCTCTCATTACCATATTGCTTTAAATCTTTAACAATACCAAATTGTCTGTAATCATTCTTTACATCAACACCTTGGTTCTTTTCATTATTTATTGTTGAGGTAAACATTAAAGTATCTGCAAATAACTCTCTAACTGGATCACTGCCATGACCTCTATATGGGGATAATATGGCAGATACATTTGCATTAGCTCCATTACCCGTTATTGTTACATTGGCATTGGTGTAACCAGAACCCGGGGTCAATACAGAAATATAACTAATAGTATTATTAACTATTACAGCATTGCCTGTAAAATTAATACCATCTCCTGCTACTGTAACGTTGGCATAAGAGTACCCGTTACCTACGTTACTAACTTTAAATGCATGAATACCCCCATCAACAGCAGACAGCTCAACTACTGTCTGTAAGGTATCTATATCATCTACTGAAAGATTTGCAAATATGTTAGCACCGGTACCAGTTGCGCTGGCAACAGTTAAATTAATATAGGAATAACCAGTGCCGCGATTTTCAATAATAACATCTTCAACTTGACCGGCTGAATTAATAAAGGGTGTAGCTACGAAGCCACTACCATCACCAATGGCTGAAATAATAGTACTAACGTTTGAACTGTATCTGGTACCTTCATCTTCAATTAAGACAGAGTGAATAACGCCATTTCTAAGTACTGGAGTTAGAACGGCAGAGGTAGCAAAAAACAAATTAGCAGTTGCATTAGATGTGGGTTGACTATTACCAGACGTACTAATTGTTATGGTTGTATTTGCTCTTGCAGCAGTAGTATACCCAGTACCTTTATTAGTTAGTACAACATCGACTAAGGCATTACTACTGAATATTAAATTTGCAAAAGCATTTGAGGTGGGTTGGACCAGGCCAGCTGTTGTTATGGTAGCAGTAGTGTTAGCAATAACAGCTGTATTATAACCAGCACCTGTGCTAAATATTCTTACATTACTAATATTATTAAGTAAGCTTGTACCCTTACCGCCACCATCGTTAATTGTAATAGATGCAGTTTTATAATTAGCTCCTGCATCTTTAATTCTTACATCAATAAACTCACCAGAGGTATTAAATACCGGTGTTAAATTAGCTATTGAATTGCCAGATAACCCTAAAAACTGACCTGTCACAGTTAATGTAACATCGTCATTACTGGTATAACCAGATCCAGCATTATTAATAATAACACTGCTCACTTCACCTTCTGAATAATAAGCATTAGTAACTGCTCTCTGAACTGGTATAAAGTCTGGAGTCAAAAAACGATTCTGTGAAGAAAGAGGAATGGTGTAAAGATATTTCCAAACATAACCATCAGCTGTTGCAAACGTGGTTATGTCTTGACCGGAAGGCTCCACTGTAGACGCAGCATTATTATTATTAAAAATACATTTGTATACTCCAAACGCACCTGTCAATACATAAAAATTAGCTGTCTTTAAACTAGTAGCTCCGGAATATGCAGGGGAAGTAGCGCTATAGTCACCATCGAACTGATCGTATACTGTACCGGTCGTCCAGTTTATTCTTGGCACTACATAAGATACGTCTCTTAAATTAATCTTCTTAACACTTAAAATACCGTTGCGAGTATTATACTCATAGTTCTGGGTAACTTCCGGAGTTTCTGGAACCTGGGGACTAGCCCACTCAATTATATTACCAATAAAATAGTAATAGTTGGCTCTTCGCGATAAGAATTCATTATAAACACTATCCACCAACGAACGATGGATAGTATCTTTTAAGAGAAAAGACATATTATGCTACAGTAACGTTCCAAGTAATAACCACAGTATCACCAGCAGCTTTAGTAACAACACCAAAAACTGTTCTGCACAATAGATCACCAGAAGAGGAAGCATTTAAGATACCAGCTTCAGTGATTGATCCTGTACCCGTACCTGCAGGAAAAGTACTTACATATGTAATAGTATTTGAAGATCTGGTTGTAGAGTCAAGAACCACACGTCCTAGCTCTGTACCTAAAGCGGTTTGAGAAGTAGTAGCGGCAGTATTGGATGAACCAACAGCCATGTGACTCATAATTGCAGTTGTGTTACCTACCATTCTTGAAGCAATTGTATCTTTACCAACAGCAACAACCAGGTTGTTAACTTTTCTGTAGTCTTTTTGCTTACCGGACTCGTCTAAAAGAATAATTTCTAAATTACCCTTGACATTTATCGATTCTGTGAACATGTTTTATTCCTCTAAGAAGTTCTATGTTATATTTATACAAGCCATCTTGTATGTTAACTAAACGAAATTGATGTAGTAGCGGCATAGGTCTCTAGGAAGTACCCAAATGCGCCAGTGTTATCGGTATAATCTTCTGTTAAGTCGGTTGCAGTAGCGCTGTCCGATTCTGTCCTACTAAATGTAAAGCTATTATTATCAGTTAATGTAGTATCGTCTGTAGAGACCTTGTACATACTTATGGTAATAGTATCGCTGATAGTAGTACTATCCTCAAGCGGCTTAGTTATTGAATAAACAGTATTTTCTGTAGTACTTACGTTATCAGCGTCTACAACCTTACTTACTAACTTGGCAACGGTCTCTAATGTAGAGAATGTATCAAAGAGATCTGCGTAAACATTTTGCTTACTTACTACACTAACATTAGCTGACAAGTTGGCTGTTGCAGATAACACCCTATTAACAAATAAATTTGTACCTGCCTGGTGAACTAGCTTCTTGACGATATTATAGAATGTACTAATATCTAATTCAGAAGAGATTTGATACGCAAAAGGTTGATACAACTTACTATCTTGAACACGTACATCTGGTTCAGATAAAAAGCCTTGTGTTGATACATATTCACCAGGATATCTTGCTACGGCACCTAATGTAAAGTTAAAGCTAGCATCATTAGGGTTCTCAACACCTGCTGTAGTAACAGATGTCAGTATCTGAGATGTGGCTGAGCTTGAAACTAAAGTAGTACCTGTATATGAAAAAGGGGTAACATAATCTTCTAAGAAGTATCTATCGCTATCGGTTATAGAATGTAATCTTGTCGCGTCAAAGGTTTCCGAAAAACCACCGCCTCTGGTTTGAAAATACTTAACTCTTTTAGTAACACCTAACGCGTTAGATAATATAATACTGAGATCTTCGGTAAAATTATAACCATAATTTAAAAATTTTAATATTTGAATAGAACCAGTTGAACTAACTCTTGCAATTCTAACTAATGTATCTACCCCGCTACCAACCGTTACGTTAAAGATTTGACCGACTCTAAAGCCAGAACCACCGGATACAATTTCTACATTTGTTGTAGTTGGTTTAATAGTACCAATAAACAAAATCCCAGAAGTACCAGTTACAGTGACTTCTTCATTAACTTCAAACGGTACTGGGAAAGCACTGTGATAGAATATCTCGTATAAATTACCACTAAGACTTTTAACTCTAACAATTTCTGCAGTATAGTTAATATTGTTTTTAGTAAATGTCAAAAACCTATCTTTTATATCTGCTGCGCTTCCAAAGGTAAGAAGAACCCGAATAGAATTTCTAAGACTCCATTGACCATCGGATGGTCTTAATACGAATTCATAAGGGTGGTTAGTTTGAGCAACCGTATCATATAAAACTTTAAAAAGAGTCTCTATAGATAAGGTACTACCTTTTGCAGCATACAGCCCTTTAATTTTTTTAATTAAAAGTGGCTTATCAACTAATAAACTTACTGGTAGATCTTTAGCGTAGTTTGTTAAAAAATAATTAACAAAGGAATTGGTAGTTTGATCAATGTCACTATACTGTCTTGCGTTTTGAACAAGTTCAAGCGCTCCTTGATCTTGCTCCAGAAACTTATAATAGTATTCTAAAAACGCAACAAAGGTTGTATAGTCAGACCTGATAAACTCAGGTAGCTGACTATTTACAAGCTCTGATACTTTTTCATTAATTCTTGTAGTCGCCATGTTATACCGATGTTGTCACATTGATTGTAGTGCCAGCTAGCAAGCCACCGATCTTATTAATAGTAGTATCATCTTGTACTAATATTTCGCTTCTTGAAACAGTTAAATTATAGCTAGCTTCTTGAACGGTACCGGTGATTCTAATATCCGTTACCCCGGCTGGTATACCGGTAGGAGTAATACCTGCTATACTAATTACACCAGTCCCGTAATCGACAGTACCAACGTTAGTTGCTACTATTGAACTGTTGACTACATTAACTAATCTCAGTACCCCGGAACCAGAATCATTTGGAGGTGTGTCATTAGGTAGGTCTGTTATTTTAACAAGTGTAGAAACTCCACCTACAGATGTAAAGAAATAACTAGAAAGAATAGTTCCAGGTTTTAAAGGATTTCTATACTTAATAGATGTATCCCCAGTAAATAAATTTGTTGTATTTAACGTAGGTATAATTCGTCTTTGTAATTTAAGATTAATTAATGCGCTGGTAATTGAGGAGTTCTTAGCTAAAATTGCACTTGTTAATGCAGAGTAAATAAACTCTTTATTAAATTTTTGAAGGTTAGTAGAAAAATAATCTGTAATCGCAGTATTAACTTGAGTCTTAATTTGATCAGATGATAAAGTGGTAATAGAAGTATTATAAACAATATCAGCAGTAATGTTAACAAAGAAGAAAGTAGGATCTACAAATTCAGGAATTATAGTAATACCTTGTTTAGATTTTAAAATGTTGTTTTTAATAGAATTTTTTGTAGCATCAGATATAGTAAAACCAGAGTACGGCTTCAAAGATATTAATACTTTACCGTAGTAAGGAGGATCGTTATCTTCCCCACCCCATACAGATACCGATTCTGCACCTGCGTAATTTGCAAGTATTAGAGCTTCGTAATCGGTTGCAGTTACCGCTCTATTCTTAGATGCATTTACCCGGGGTGCATTAAACTTTATAGAGGTAATACTTTCAGTGTCTGCACCACCAGTGGAGTTACTATTAACAGTAATTGCAATTGCGCTAGAACCACCAATAGTAGTACCAGCAGTAAAGGATTGTGATACAGTACTAGATACATTAACTGCTGAACCCGTTGCAACCAAGTATTGAATAGTAATAATGTTACCGGCTGCTAGACTCTTACCAATTATACCATCACCAAAATAAATTTGATATTTACCTTGAGGGTTTTGTTCAAGATAATAAACCGCAGACGTACTACCTATACCGGTAATATCGGTCGATAGCGTATAAGTGCTAGTAGTTGTATCGGATGAAGATGTTTGAACACTGACTTTAATAGTAGTAGTATCTACATCTTCGTTAGGAATTTCATACTTAGCAGCGGGCGTAATATCAGATACAACATAGCTATAACTTAACAACGTACCTTCTGTAACATCTACGCCTGCAAATGTATACGTTGACCCTACTCTTTGAGCAGTTTTAGCGTCTGTAGTTAGAAACGTGTATGGTACCCCATCTACTGTAGAGGTAAAAGGTGTGTACCGTTCCATTGTCAAGGATGCAGGCAGGTTAGATGGATTAGTAACTACAATATCTAAATTAGCAACCGCACCTCTGGCCGACACCGGAGTATAACCTAAATGCTTGGCAATAGAAACAGCTGAAGATCTTTTGACTGCAGAATCCAAAAACATCTCATTTACTACCATGTTAGCAAGGTAGGCATTGTAATGGGTGTTGTAGGCAAGAACGTCTAACAGAGAAGATAGGCCGGAGCCCTCAAAATCGTAATCCGTAAACTCAGTTTGAGCGTTTAAGAACGTTTTTAAGTTAGTCTTTATTTGATCAAAGTCAAGTTCTGCTATTCTTAGATTAGACATTATCTTACTCTTGTTATTAGTGTTGTTAAAGTGATGGGTCTATCAGAGTTGTTTAATCTAAAAATAATATCACATACAAGTTCATTAGTATCTGCTTTTTCACGAAGTACAACTTCTAACACCGTTGCTCTTGGCTCAAACTTATTAATAGTATCAAAGATAGTCTTTTTCATAACCTGCGCAGTCACAGGATTAAAGTTCTCAAATAAAAGACCGTGAATCTGACAACCAATTTCTGGATGAAAGGGACGCTCGTAGTGTCTCGTAGATATTAAATTTCTAAGAGATTGCTTAACAGCTTCTTCATCGTTCTTTCTCGTCACATCACCGGTTACGGGGTGAGAAGAAAAGAGAAGATTAAAATCTGAATATTGTCTGGTATTTCGTGTAGCCATGTTTATATTTATATTAGCCAGCGAACACGTCTGAGCTTCCTTCTCTAATACTATCGTTTCTTGTGTCTCTATCGCCTATTCTACAAACCCCTCTACCATTAGCAAAGACCTTGGAGCTCCCACCTACCATTGTATCTAGACGTGTGTCCCTATCTCCAATTCGAACAACACCAAGCCCGTTTGCAAAAACGGTAGAACTACCATTATTCTTAGTGTCATTTCTGGTGTCTTTATCACCAATTCTTGCAACTCCGGCCATTATGCTAACTGTGTTAGACCCTGAGAATGAGTCTTATGATTAAAGAATGTTAATACCTGACTTCTATTCTTAACAGAATAGGATACATGGATCCAAGGATTCTTAGAATAACTACAATATTCTAAAATCATCTGGTCGTACTTAAGTACCTTAGCTAACTTTGATGCAATATCGTAATAGTCTTTTTTAGTAATACCTTTGAACTGAATATCAACACCTTGACCTAATGGGTGCTGAGATGTCTTGGCATTAGATGCATTTCCTGGATCCCTAAATGCAGAAGTAACAAACATATTAGGATATATCTTCTTTATCGGTTCCAGTACATTAAGAGCTACTGCTTGAAGATTAAAAACAATTTCCCCGTATGTTGCACCAGCATGGCCTCGTATTGGATCGCGTGTAACACCTGCTTTACTTGATAACATCTCGACAGTAAAGTTAGGCGATAGATTATAGTTACCAGGTAACTGTGTTACAGTTTTTAATTTAACATCAGGTTCAACAAAGTTCTGTTGTTCAGACTCAACCGTCTTACTATCTACAGCAGTAGGTGGTGTACTTAGCTCTGCAGCATTAGCAAAACCTTCGCTGATAATTAGATTCTTTTGTTCGTTAAAATCTTCGGTAGTTTGAGTTTCTTCTTCTAGTGCAATAGAGCGATTATCAGCTAAGGAAAGAACCAAAGGATCATTTTTATCATTATCGGTTATATCTTTGCGGCCTGCAATTACACCAATCTTTGAAGACCCAGCAATAACGCTTTCTTGAGATTCAGATGCAGCGCCGGCATTACCTGATTGTAAGTGGGTTTGACTACCATCGAGATTAACGTTATTACTAGCTAGTAAATTAATTGCTGCGCCAGAATCAATATTAGTATTATCTCCAGCTTTAATATTAATAGCTCCGGCTGCTTGTGTATAAACAGTATCCGAAACAAAGTCATAAAGATTTGTTGCTTGAACTTTAATATCAGCATTACTACGCATATGCATATTTTCTTTTGAATGCATATTAAAGGTAGTTGCTTTTTGATTCATAGTATAATAGGCTTCAATATTAACATTACCGCTTGCGATATTAAACTCTTCTACAGCTGAAAGATTAAATGTTCCCCCAGCCTGTGCAGTAATATCATTGTGACAGGTAATATTAGTATCACCTTCTACTTCGATGTTCGCGTCATTGCCAACAAAGATATTACAAGCACCGTTAACAGAAATGTCTGCGCGACCTGCGATAGATATTTTTCCGTTACGATCAATAATTTCATATGAAGAGCCTTTTGTTCTTTTAACCATTGAGCCATTGGCATCAATTTCAATGTACGTACCTGATCTGTGATAAATGTGAAGTCGCTCTGAACCTGGGGTATCATCTACTTCTATAATATGACCAGATTCAGTTTGTGTTACTTTATTGTAAGGGTAAGCGCCACGAAAAGCTGATTCGGGTTCATCCCAAGCCTCCCCACCAGGTAACTTAGCACCCCTCATTCTATTACTATTTTTTTCTTGAACTATGGTACCTCTACTGTCACCCTGTGCAAGTTTATTTGTTTCAGAAATGCCTGCATACTCTTTTGTAGGGTAGTTAGCATTAGGGTCTGTAAACCCTTTATCTAATACTTCTAACTTTTCTTTATTTTCAGTTGAATTAATATCGAATCGTTTGGCTTCTTCTAAGGCCGATGTGGCTGCACTAGAAACAAAAAGCTCATCTGTCTTTAATAAAGCTTCTTCTGGGGGTAAAGTACTGTAGAGTGTCTCAATATTATTAGTAGTTGTTTTAGGCTTTTGACCTCTACCAAATATAGAATCTGCAAACCCGCTGACTGCAGTAGTAATGGTCTTACCGACTGCAGGCGTTATTCCCTGTACAAGACTAGCTGCTAAAGCATCAAAATTAATAATACCTAACTTGTCAGTTGGTAATGACAGTCTTAACTGGGACTGTAATTTAGTTACAATTTTGTCTGTAGTTTGTGCAAGCAATTGCTGTTGAATAATACCATCTATATTATTACTGATAGTGATAGGGCTGTTATTACTATTAGTAATGTCAACAGGATTAATAGGCCCAATAATATTCTTAGGTATATCAGTTAACTGTTTATTAGATGCCTGTGTGACTTGCTTAACAATATCGACAGCCCCAACTTCTGCAACCCTTGAGATTACCGCTCTCAAAATTGGATTAGGAATATTAAGGTTGAGTGCAATTATCTTATTAAAGATATTGTTCTCAAGTACCCCTTGAATTTGTTTTGTAATTAACGGATCCATTATTTAATTAAATTTAGTAATGCTTGTTTTTCGGATTGATAACGAGATTTAACACCGGCTTGAATGGACGCTGAACTTGACTTAAACAAGATAGCAACATTATTAATTTTCCATTCACTCACTAAGGTTACAATATCTTTATCTGTTAATGTACTCTTATCTCTTAACGCTTCTGTAAATGCTCTTGTATTTGCAGGACCAAATTGTACTGCTCCAGACCAAATTAGATCTTGTACAGCTGGTCCGTACTTGGTCATATCTAGACCTTGACGCTGTAAGTTAGCCAATGCAACATCGTAGTATTTTTTCTGAATATAATCGTGTTGTTCTTTTTTAAAGTCTGCAGCATTTGTAGTTGCAATCTCTTTCCATTTAGCATCAAAGGCAGCTGTGGCAGGTTCTAACCCTGCGAATTTATCTTTAAACTTAGAGTTGTTTAAAAACTGAATAACAGGTGAGTTTTTAGCTGATGGTCTTGCTTTACCTGTCGACATAACTGCTGGTAAGAAAGATGCAAGTTGATAGGTACCGTAAGATGCACCACCTAGATCGCCACCTGCGCCTCCATTGTACGCATTAATCGTACCTGGACCCTTGCCACCGGATTCATATTTTTCAGATGTTTGACCAAGCTCCCAACCTTCAACAGTTGGTGTACCGACCTTAACTGGCTCACCTTGACCATCAACAACTACATTACCTGAACCGTCTTTAAGTACACCATCACTTGGATTAGATACTTGAGGTTTTTCTTCTTGTACCTTAAATGCTTTCTTAGCTGCCTTGGTAGCAATAGTACCAAAGATGGCAGGTTGCTGCATGTCCTCACCATCAAGAAAGAAACCAATAACCCAGGTACCTTCAACAGGACCTAGAGGCGAAGAACCAATACCTGAAATTGCTGCTGAGGTAATTGGTTGTATAGGTGTTGCCCATGGCAGATCTTTTGTAGGTAATATTTCCTTACTATCGGTATGATACCCGTAAATACGTACCCTACATCTTCCCATTTTTTCAGGGTCCATGCGATCTTCTACCACCCCAATCCACCAATTAAAACCATCTCTGTTAAAAATTTTCTGCATAGTTAAGCCTTAGTATCACTTTCTTTATCTACATATAAAGAATCTTTAATAACTTCCATTATCATTTCATGCTCCATCTTTGTTACTCGATGATGAATAGCTGATATGAGATAGTAACCTGAATATAGTTTATCCTGTGCTGAGGACTCATTATCAGACTCATCTTTAGCACCTAATGAAGGGTATTCAAAGTAAATAATTCTACCAACTTCAGCATCTGTTCTACCAGGCACTGTCATATTCATTTTAATATTAGTTAACTCTAACATACTTGATAAGCGGTTACCATGAATCTCACCCATTTTTTCATTAATATTATCTTGATAGTTATCAAATAGTTTAGGATTCTTTGGATAAAAACTTATGTTAGTTGCAAAGTTTTTAAACGTATCTTTATTAAATACAGGCTTTGCCTCTGTACCTTTACCAGACGAATGAAATTGTTTTTCATAATTAACAGTATGATCATAATCAATTAATTGATAATCTTTATTAAAAACATCTAGATATATTAATCTATTACCAAGATAACCGCTGGTGTAATTTTTAATATAATCAGTTGTCTCAATCATCTCTACGTCTTTAGCGAGAAACATTTCTCGATTAACATTCTGAGATTTTTTATCATCTCGAACGTTAGATGCTGATATTAAGTATCTACCAAAATAATTTTTATTTTCATGAGCGTCTTTAAATAAATTTTCAAGTGTACCAATATAGAAGTTCTTGTTTGATTCAAAAAATATAAAGTTCTTTGCAACTCCATCTTTAGGTATAGCTTTAGAGGCTAACCAATTAATGCATTTAAGTGGAGACCAGCCAGGTGATATAAATTTAACTTTATTAGATGACTCATTAATAATAATTAACTCTGTCTCTTTAGGGTTTTCTTTAATAGTATTATCTGATTCTGATATATTAAAGTTACGAGATGTAGCAAGAAAATCAGTAAAGATCTTACCTGCAACATCTGTTACTGTACCTTCAAATGGCGCGAATAATGGTAGATTAACGTCATAGAAAAATTCAACCGAGATAAAATGCAAGATAAAGTTTTGTGTATTTTTATCTCTTACAATTGTTCTATCGGTTAGCTTATAAACACGAAATGTTTTTTCAATAACTTGACTATCAGGAAAGGAGGGAGTTCTAAGCTTAACGTTTAAGAACTCTTCGCCATGAATATTAAACTTATCAATAATATTTCTACTATCAGTAATTACAATATCCCCGTGTAGATAATTCTTAAATATGTCTTCATAAATGTTTAACTCAACAATAAACTCAGTTAAGTCAATAACCTTATCACTTGAGTTAATAAGCTTAAGCTGTTCAATCCGTACCTCCCCAGCACGTTGAAGACCTTGTTCACCAATCATTATTCACCTAACTTCTTTTTAAAGTCATTAACTACTGCATCTACATAAGATGCTTTTAATATCTTAATTCTACGCTTGGACTCATTTACTTCATCCTCGTATGTGTAATTTGTAACGGGGGTTCCAGATAACACAACTGTGCTTGTTATATTAGCGCTACTACTGGTATTTGATGTATTTCTTATACTATCACCTGAAATAAATCCCCCTGTGGTTACTGTTACTCTGACATTTGAACTACTATTTTTTTGAGTAATATAACCTGTACCAGTATTGGTAATATTAGTTATAGCATCGTTTATATTAAATTCTGTC